CACTCCGGCTCTAAGACAGGCCCTATCGTCAAGAATGTAAAACAGGCTAGTGCCATAGCTATTTCCGAGGCGAAGCGAAAGGGTTTAAAAGCTGGCGAAGTTTGGAAAAAATCTGATCGCAAGCCTAAAAAGTAATAGCTAAGCAAAAGATCTAGGGAACGGTGGGGCATCTACACCGCCAACTATCAAGCAAGCTAGATAGCAGATAGCTATTCCCACAGGCAAAGCAGCCCCTGCAATCAGCAAGGGCATCCACAAGATTTCTGTTACATTTAGCAATCTTTTCATAATTCCTCAGCAAGTATGCTTTGGGTTTTTTGGAACTTGAGGGTAGTCAGCTTCTGGCCTGCTTCGCGGAGGAGCTTCGTGCGAACCGGGAGTATCAGCATGGACGTGAGGATGCGTGATAAAGTGGGAAAACACATTCGCTACATAAGATCCCCATCCTTGGCTAGCAGGAGCAGCTTCCCTGTGATGAACTGGCTCGCGTAGATAATTTGGCACATCAGGAGCACGTTGCTGAGGGCGAGGATCGGAAGCAAATCCCGGTCGTCGAAACAGATCATCCGATGTCGGAATACTTCCACCAAACCTTCTAGGCTCTCCTACTTCGTCTATGCGAGGTCGAGACGTTTGATTGATACTCTCTCTCGCTAAACGACTAGCAAGCACGTCACTGTGTCTAGTGTCATCGCGTCTGGGCGGTGAATATGAGCGTTCGTACGAGCTTCCCATGCGCATGTCGCTGCTGCTTTCAAATGATCCTAGTCTTGGCATAAATTCCTCCTGTTAAAATTTGCGAGCATTTTGTCGGAGGGGACAAATTGGTTCAAGGGAAAATATTTCCACAAGTGAGAGATGAGGACTCGAACCCCTAGAGTGCGCACTCTTGAGTAGTCTTACTGGACGGTAGTGTGAAGAATACGTCCTCACAACTGCGACTTAGCTTTCTCATCAGAAACCTATCTGCATTTCTCTCACTTTTATTATATACCATGCACTGACTTCATCTCAATTTCACACTTGAGAAGTTATGATAATTATCCTTATCATAACAACCAAAGAAAAATTTGAATAAATTCACTCTTTCATCCATTTTGAAATAAAGAGCTATGATAGCTCGCAAAACCAACAAATGGAGTACCCCATGAAGAAACAAGGCTATAATTCGCGTATGGACGAGTCCCTCGGTGCTAAAAACGGCAAAAAATCCCAATCCATGAAAGACCGCAGAGATGAATCCAAAGGAATGTCTAAATCTATGGGCAAGAAAGCCTATTCTGGCGATAAAATGATGGATAAAGGCAGCAGGAAGAAAAAATAATGGCTAAAAAAGTATCCATCGGGAAAGGCATGAGCGTGTCCAAGTCCCAGGAGAAGAAAGTTGAAATTTGCGAGTATTTTGTTGGCTTCAACAAATTGGTGCAACCTTAAGTAATTTGTTGTCGCATTGCCGGAGCCGGCAAGCCAATGGCATCAATATTCTTCATATTCTTGCCTTAGCTAAATAAATGCAGATACGCCCATCCCATAGTTAGGTCTTTGCTTTTCTCCCATACAATCCAGTCCGTATCTAAGGCAACGTAAAAAATGTAATATCCTTCGATGTAGGAAAACCGAAATTCTTCATTTTCCATAATTATTTGGTCGGGCTTGCGCCTTCGCCAAAAACTCATTCTTCAGTCCATTAAAATTTTCTACCACTTTGTCGGAGGGGACAAATTGGTTTCCACAACCATTTTCAGTGCGTCACGAAACTGGTACACGCTAAAGAAAAGAATAGACCATAGTAAAATTTTGTATATGATAAGATTGAAACGTACAAATACCATAAGGAGAAATTATGGCAAAAGGAAAGCCCTCAGAATCGGGCAGCATGAATACAGGGGTAGGCTTGTGCAGCTACAAGTCAAATCCTCTTAAGGCAGCGTCTCAAGTAGCTCCGATGTGTGGGCCTGGTGGAAACCCAGACCAGCAGAAAGCTAATCGTCTCCTACAGAAAGCCCATAAGGATTGGGATTCTCTGCGCGGCGAATCAGGTATGTAAAATGAGACTTGCTAAATGCCCAGTCTCTAAATTGCTTTTGCCCGAAAAGTTGATCGAGGAAAAGTCCTCGTTAAAAAATGAACTCAACAAAATCGTGGATGATGCAATTAACAGCTTAAGTCACTTGAGAGAGAATTATTTTCTAACTATGCACGCAAAGTTTGATAAATTTGATCCTAGTGTTTTTGTGGTAAGTCAATTAGTAGCAACGCTGAAAGTACCCAATGCATTTATGAGCAACACAATGGTGTTTTGGATAAATGTAAAAAATGCAGTCTGCGTTCTGCTCTGGATGGTTCCTTCTACAAGAGAAGGAGAAAAACCAGAACCAGAATTTAACAAACCAGGTGTCGCCTACCTACACGCAAAGGGCGCTATGCCATCGTCACAGGCTATGTGATGTCAATCGGGGAATTATGGATACAGAAACCGAAACTGTAGAAGAAGTGCAAAGCCCAATCGAGACGGCTGAAGTAGAAAGTCAAGAGAGCGCACCAGAGCAAGAGAAGCAAGAGGAAACGACAGTTCCCTTAGCTGCATTGCAAAAGGAGCGTAGGAAGCGTCAGGAAGCCGAGCAAAGAGCCAAGTTGTATGAAGACATACAAGCTCAGCAGCTCCGAGAAAAGCAACAGACGCAGCCAGCTCAGGACAATGATGATCAGTACGAAGCAGCTACTAAAGCGGATCTCCGAAAGATGGAGAGTGCAGCAGTAAGGGCTATGGAGGAGAGGTCATGGATACGACAGCACCCAGAGAGGGCAGAAGAAGTAAACGAGAAACTAACCGCGTTTTTAAAACAAAGACCGAACCTCGCTCCTGCCATTGAAGCAGCGCAGAATAGATATGAGGAAGCGTGGACATTGATGAATGCTCTGACACCTAAGCAGACGAAAGCCCTAAAGCCTGTAGCCATCAAACGAGATGCTCCAGGTTCTCCAGCAGGAATTTCTAAAGCCGCGGGGATGAATCAGGGCGTGGACGTAATGGCCATGACAGACTCTGAGTATAATGCGTGGAGGCAATCGCAGCGTAAGCGTAGATAGGTCGCAACAGGGGTTTATCCTATGTCCGTAACAACCACATCCGGCTACGGCTCGATGAGCGACAGATGGGCGCATAGAGCTTTGCTACAAAGAAGCAAGCCGCGTAACGTCCACAATCTCTTTGGCAGGGCCTTCACGCTCCCACAGAAAAATACCGACACGATGGCGTTCAGAAGACAAGAAAACTTGAATTCTGATCCAGTCGTACTACCAGAAGGCGCAGATCCTGCTCCTGAGCAAGTACAAAAATTTGATATCAACGTCACGATTCAAGAGTTCGGTAAAGTCGTTCTGCTATCTCGTAAAGTTATCCTCGTTGTAGAAGATGACACAGCGAACGAGACAGCCGACAACCTCTCTCAATGTATGCACACGATGATTGATAAAGTTACACGAGACGTTTTTGCGTCTAGTGTTCCTGAAATCTCTTGTCTTAACGGTGTTAATGGAAATGCGATTACTGAGCTCACACAGGTAGACGTTGATAGAGCGATTGCTTATCTCGATCAAAATGACACCGAAAAAATGACCCCTACAATCGAAGGTACATCGCGTTTCGGCACAGGCCCCGTGGAACCTGGTTTTTGGGTTACTGCTCACGTAAAAATGAAGCCAGACATCAGATCTTTGGATTCATTTGTCCCAACATCTCAATACGGTTCGCAAGATCCAGTGTTGCAAGCAGAATTCGGAGCTACCGATGAAGCACGTTGGGTTACATCTACATTGGTTAATGTCACAACAGATAATCCTCCTGTCTACAGCAACACCTTTATTGGTGCGAATGCTTACGGCTATGTAGGGCTAGATGAAGTTTCTACTGAAATGATCCTAAAACCTCTTGGTTTCAACGATTACCTCAACAGATTCCAGTCTATGGGATTCACCGCGTGGTTCAATGCAGCCATACTCGATGACTCGCACATTGTAACGCTACTATCAACCCAAGCTTAAGGTGAAGTTATGTCAGATCTATATTTAGGCCAAACTTGCACTGAGGCGTACAAATTCATCTCAGCGGGCACGGCTCATACTTTTACGTTTAACTTCCAACCGGATAAGGTCGTTTTCAATAACCTTACTCAGTGGGCAGCAACAGCGGCTAATCTACCTGTTTCAGTTTGGTTTCGCGATCAAACAACAGCAGCGCACGCGTTCCAACAGCAAGTAATTGACTCGGCAGGAGGATCCTCTTTTAACTTTTTGGATCAAGCTACCAACGGTTTTACCTCTGCTAACACCAGTGGTGGACAGTCAACATCCTATGCAACTATCAGTGGGATTACAGCGGCTGATCCTTGCGTTGTTACTCATAGCACTTACACTTTCCAAACGAATCAGATCGTTCGTATCACGGATCTAGGAAGCTCTATGCCTACAGCGCGTGGAATGGGAGAATTGAATGACAACCGTTATAGAATCGTTGTTCTAGGTGCTACCACCTTCTCTCTGAAGGATCCGATCACGGATGAGCCTATTGATTCGACTAACTTTGTTACTTATGTATCGGGTGGTAGAATTACTCTTGAGACCCATGTATTAAGTCTCAACGTCCCGCAAGTGTCTCCTTATTCAAATACAAATCCATACAATCCTAATCCTTATGCTTATGATCCAGTGCTTTATAAGCTGACAGCTGGCACAGCGGTTATGGGTGATAACTCGGATGTTTTCGTGATCGAAGTCATTAAGTGGGGACAAGTAACAGATCTCGGTGATTTGTTAACGTAACGAAGAAACTTTTAGGCGGCTCACGGGTCGCCTAAACTTATAGGATAGTATGAGCGGTCAAACGTCCCACAGGGTGAACATCAGCGCGATGACGAACGCGAAGCCTTGCGTTGTCACTACTGCTACCGTTCATGGCTTTGAAACCTCTCAGATGATCCGCTTTACTGGACTCAACAGCATGATTCCAGTCAAAAGAGGTCAAGACCCGATAAACAATAACAAATACAGAATCATAGTGATCGATACGACCTCATTTTCTCTTTACGATCAGATAACCGATTTGCCTATCGATTCAACCAATTACCCACCGTATGTCACAGGTGGACAATGCAACCTTGTCGAACAAGTATTTATTTATAACGGAGATTAAGATGGCTCGACCAAAAAAAGTACCTACCGAAGATATCGCCCCAGAAACAACCCTTCTGGCACAAGTTAAAAAGGTAAAAACAGAAGAGCAAGAGACAGACATCAATCAGATGCCGTTGGAGACACTCGGCGATTACGTCAGATACAATAAGAAAGCGCGTGAGATGAATAAGAAACTGCGCATTCTGAGATATCCAATTAAGCAATGTCCAGTTGAATTGCATCCGAGCCAGCGAGTGGTGTTTAGCCGTAAAGATCAACCTCGCAATCCGCTCCCAGTGTTCGTTTCCAATGAGATGATCCACTTTGATAAAAAGCTGATTCCGGGTCAAACTTACGACCTACCGCTATGCATTATCGATCACCTAGCATCAAAAGGCAATCCGATTTGGGACTGGGTAACAAATCCCGATGGCTCTAAGGAAACACGCAAGATTGCGATGGATCCAAGATTTGCTCTTAGAACAATTTACGCGAGCTAACAATGGTTCAGAACGTATCAGACTGCTTAAGGATTATGAGACTGGCGTTAGGGCGCAGGAACGAGAACGATCCTGACTCTAACGATTCTACCTTGCTTCAATACATCAATGACTTCGTGAATTTGTCCATGACGGATGATGTGAAGCTCTTTGAGCAGTTTGGCACGTTGACTTTTGAGATCGACGAAACGAATACAACAGGCGTTTACACCTTCAATGATGTAGGAGCAGCTCATCAATTCTCGAATATCGGCATGGTCGGCTTCATCTCTCTCACCAATCCTCCTGATAAATCCGTATCGTGGAATCGTCTAGCTGTATTCATGGATCCAGGGATCTTCTATGACATCTGGGGCATAAACAATACCGACATCCTGATCAAGGGCTATCCTACTCAGATGCTCTTCTATGGCACAGAGATGGTGTTCAGGACAATTCCAAACACGGAATATACGGTCACTCTTTACGGCTACAAGATACAGCCAGAGTTTTCTTCTATAGGTGATCCAGCATTGCCTTTCGACTACTGGATGAGGTATCTAGCTTATGGAGCAGCTCTAAACTACGCTAGAGACTACCGCTATGAAGATGCATCCTTGAACATGATTGCAAAGCATTTCTCACACGAAAGAAAGTATCTGCTGACAAGAACATTTAACCAACGCAAGGTCGGCAGATGCCAACCGCAATTCTAAGAGACATCGCATGACAACAGTATACAATGTGAACTTTGAATTTTTAGAAATTAAATCTTCTCTTCTATATGAGCGTGACTCAATAATCATTGGATCTTATCTTTTTTCTGATTCTGTAATTACCATCACTTCTCGCTCTCCTATCGTCTTAGACAAAGAAGAGAGCATCCAATCTATGAGTGCATTGCTAAAATGGGACAAACAGCTTCTATTAAATTACCCAAACAATTTAGGGAATTATGGATATACTTTATTTAATTCTGAAATTGAAAAAAACGATAAAGGTTCTCCAGAAAACATAAGGTTAAAAGGTAAATTTAAAATTGATAACTCAACTTTATGCGATGTTACTTTTAATTCTGACACTGGATTAGCAACCTACAAAGCTCAAGATGAGATTATTCTTTCTTATGCAAGTGGATGGAAACTACTAGTCTCATTTTATCAAAATTATTTGAATGAGCTTTTGAAAATATAACAAGCCAAAAAACAAGGTGCAACATGAAGAACAAATCCGGTAAGACCTTTTCAGCTCGACTCGAAGGGTTCGACAGAATGATGGGCAATAAGAGCAACAAGCCCGCTAAAGCTCCTGCTGATGTCTCCCAGGCATTCGCTCGCGCTAACAAGAAAGCTAAGAAGCCGAAACTGAAAGCTGACAAGATGAAAGGTAAATAACATGGTATGGAATTCGACGAGTCCATTGGGAACCGTTTCTGTCAAAGCTAACGTCACTATTCAGCAGCAGAATACCTCCTATATTGATGCGACCATGGGCAATAGCACCAACACCTCTAAAGATCACTACTGGAATATTGGAGCTGATGAAGATGGTCATCATCGCGCAATCCAGATGAAGGAGTACAAGGACACCTATACAGGCGCGCCAACTACTCCCTCATTAACTACATCTATGGCAACAGCGATATCTTCTCTCGCCAATGGTACTTCTGTAGATGCCGTGTTGCGTAACTCGACTGGCTTGATGCAGCTGTTAGGGGGAAGGGTATTGTGCGTGTTCAATTGCACTGGTGCAGCTCCAATCCAAGCTGATTTAGTCTATGAATTAAATCTTAATCCCATAACAGGCGTTCCGGCTACTGATGGAGTAGACCGAAACGGAACCGGAACCTACACATTAAGATTTGCCAATACGTTGCCTAGCGACAATTATATAGTAGTAGGCGGAGCCATTAAAAATTCAGCCACTAATAATATTTATGAACCGCTGATTTTCAGCGTCGCTAGTGGTACGGCAGTAAACGCCAGAAAGTCAACAACTGGTTTAGTAGTAGTCATTACAACACCAGCTGGAACCCTAATCGACCCAATGCAATTTTGGGTGGCTTGCTTTGGGGGATAATGGAAATATTCGAACTCGTTAGCGTAAAACAACCCGCTGGTTTTACATCGGGTATTGATAGGAGTGGGGTTAACTTCCTAGATCCAGTCGATGCCTTCGAAGTGCTGCGCAACGGTTTCGTCTATCGTCAAGTGCTACAGTCTCGATTAGGTTTTCAGGTATTTGCTAATCGATGCTCTGACACCTCAAGAGTCATGGGGATCTTTCAGAATGTGAATCCACAGACCAGTGTTACCACTACCCTTGTTTGCACTAAAAACTTTCTCTATCAATATAATGGCGCGACGAATCAATTCGATCAGATCCCGATGGCAGGAGCAGCACCTCCAGGTGGTTTTGGAATCGTAAGCAATTCTGAATATGTTTCTGGCACTACCTATCCAACCAAAAGTTCTGCGCAGAGATTTGTTTTTTGTTCTTCAGGAATGACTCAAATATATTTCTACGATGGAACTGATGTTAAGGTGTTCACTGACTTAGCTGATAATCCAGACTATCAAGCACCTTCTTTCGGTGCATTAACAAGAGCCACTTATGTAGGATGGTTTGCTAATCGCATCAACTTCTTTAAGCCTGTAATCGCTGCATTGGAGAACCCACAAGGAATCCTTTACTCAGC